GATCGAACCCGCGAACGCGCCCATGAACGCCTGCAAGACGCCGATGTTCCCGATGTTCACGTCCTGGCGCTGCTTAAGGAAGGCGGTGCGGTTCGCGAGTTGTTGATGCGGCTGATTGGAGATTCCGGTGCCACTGAAGCTCGCGCCGCTCGCCGCGCCTTCAACCGGATCGGTCGCTTGTATCTGGTAAACCTCATTCGAGGTAAACTCTGCTGCATCGATTAGTGTAGCCATTGACTACCTCAGAAAGTAAGCGTCCACGTACCGCTGATACTCATTCCCGCTCCGAAAACTATCGGCGCGATGGTCTTGCGCGCGAGCATCGGCGTCGGCGCAGTCGCACCCGGAAGCCCCGCGCTCGCGTGATTCGCGAATAGCGCCAGCTCCTGAATCGTGATCCCCAACGCTCCCGTATCCGCGGCCGTCAGCGACCAGCTGAACGTCACGCTGCCGTTGCCGTCCTCGCTGTGGCTGTCGAGAGCCTTGTAATATCCAGGAGCGGTTAGCGCGGTGTCAGTCACCGCAGGCGCGGCCAGTCCTGATCCAAATCCCACTGCAGCCGCGAATTCCCCGGTCGTATCACCGCCGAGCAGCGCCGCTAGCGCGGGACGTCCCGCGTTCACGAAAAGATTGCGCCCCTCGTAGGACAGTATGAGGCGCCCTCGATCCAGCAGCCGTATCCGCACAATTCCAACCGGACTTTTCATCTTAACCTCCGTGCAAGACGGCCGCGCCGTTCACGACCAGCGCTGAATCCGCCACTCTGGGTTCGTTGACGCCGTAGGTGATCCCGCTATGTCGATAGTGACTATCGTAAATAGGTATGCTCGGACCGTATGTATCAACGGTCGCCGCGGACACAATAGCTATAGCCAGTGCGCTGTCGGTAGGTACTCGTCCCGCGTCGATTTGGTACTGGACGATTCCTCCGAGCGTAAGTCTGTCCGACGGTTTGGGCGCCACGTCTGACCCCGGCGGCGTTACAAACCAGATCGAGTCCAACCACGCGCGCTCCGGTTTGAAAAACTTCACCGCCGCGGCCGCGGTTGATACCACTGCGCTCGGCACTGCCTGCCCGTTCACAAGGTTGATCATCACCCGAAAGACCGCCCATCCCTGGCTCGCCGGATAGGCCGCGCCGCCCCACCGCGATTGTCCTTCGAGCAAACTGACTTGCGTCCATCCGAGCGCCGCCAGCGCCTGCTTCACCGCCCATGGCGTTCCGCGAAAGCGATGCAACGGCACCGCGCTCTTCAACATCTCGCGCTGCGCCGCTTCGGTCAGACTGTCGGCTGAGACCACTTCTCCAGTTTCGATCAGATTGTCGATATCGATCAGCAGATCGACATTCGTCAGCGCATCGACTCCAATCGCCACCGGCGCAATCAGCTGCCACAGCGGCGACAGGATGTCGAACTGCCAGGCCAGAAACGGCAGCGCGCCCGCCGGCACCGAGTCGATCCGATAAATCAGAAGAGGCGCGAGATCGAGATCGGCCAGCCGCGCAATCAACTCCAGCAACGCCTGCGTGCGCGAGTCGTTGATCGATGGCGCCGCGGAAAGCTCAGCCATCAGCTATGCTCCGCCGCGAACGCCGTGGTCAGCGTGATCGCCGTGCAGTTCGCCCACTGACCCGCATTGAGCGTCGTCAGCACCGGCGCCGTGAGCGTCACTCCGTACACACCGGCCACCGACAGCGCCGCGATAATCTGGCTCGGCACAATGTCGCGGCGAATCTTCGCCGCCAGCTCGAGCGCAAGCTCCTGCACCGCCGCAGTCGCCGCCACGATCGTCGCAGTTGGATCGGCGTCGGAGTAAAGCGTCACCGTCGCGGTAATTTGGTAATCGATTTCAGTCACCGCGAGTGCGTTTACCGTGTCGGTAAGTGGACGTACGCTATCTGCGTTCAGAGCCGCCGATACTTTCGCGAGAATCGACGCGCTCGCAATTCCGGCGCCATTTGGCGACGCTGCGGGCTGTACACTGACCGGCCCCGTCAGCACGTATGCGTTCACTACGCCGGGCGCCGGGCTGATTATCTGCGCATCGATGATCGACGGATCCGCGCTGATCGCAAAAAATCTGTACGCGCCACCCGGACCCGCCACGCTGAATTGGTTTGGCGCCGCCTGGATTCGCGTCCGCAGATGATCGTCGCTTTCAGGAGCCGATCCGCCGGCGGTCGTCGTGGTATTTGTCGCGCTCGCGATTAGCGCACTCGGACTGATTTGCACATTCACCTGACCGGGCAGGTAGCCATTCGCAGCCGCTCCTGGAGCGGTCGCGGTCGCCGCCACACTCGCGGTGGTCACGCCCGGCTGAATCGTAATTCTCGCGCTGGTCGCAAATGCAAAATGTCCATCGGCGGTGCCAACCATTGTTCCGGCCGCAATAGTAAATGGCACCGTGAGCGCCGACGTCAGCGTAAATTGGAGCGTCGTCACCGCAGGTTGCGAGGCGAGCCGGCTGACGCCAAGCAACTGGCCGAGATAATCGATCATCGGAAACGACGCGAACGCCAGCAGATTCTGCTCCGCCGCGAACTGAATCGCGTTTCGCACCAGCGACTCGCGATACGCGTAGAGATTGATCAACAGCCGCTCAACTTGCGCCGGCTGCAGCGTGCGTCCCGACGCCGCCTCGAACTCGGCGATCATGTCGGCCAGGATTTTGTTCGGATCGAGCCCGTCGGCGTCGTTCACAAATGTCGGCGGTGGCAGCGATGGAATACCTGCGCCCATCAACTCATCCTTTCATCGCTATCGGCGCTCGGCCCGCGTCAGGCCGCCGCTCCAGCGATTGTCACGGTCGTGGTCTGAATCGGCGATTGCGCGACGCCGAGCTTGAGCTGCCAGGTGAGCGTCACGTCAAGATGCGCTCCCGATTGCGTGCCGCCGTCATTCACCGGTTGCGCCGTCACAGAGATCAGATTCACCCGCGGCTCCCACATCGTGATCGCGGATGTCAGCTCGCTCACGATCGCTGGCAGCGCCTCGTCGATCGGGAAATCGATGTAGCGCCAGATGTCCGCGCCAAACGTCGGCCGCAGCGGATCGCTCCCGCGCGGGGTCGTCACAATTATCCCAAGGCACTGCTCGACGTCCGCAATCCCCTGCACCACTCCGCCGATTGTGCCCAACTCCAGTGACCAGTCCGCCGACGTGATGTCCGCGAGCGTTATTGCTCCTGCCGGCATTGCCTTTACCCCGCCAACACGTCGATACTCGCGGTCACGATCGATCCGGTGAGCATCCCGCCCTCGTCATCTTGCACGCGAACCATGTCGCCCAGCCGCGCGACTCCGGCCAGTTGCCCGCTTCCGAGCTGCACCTGTCCAGCAGCTTTGATGATCACGTTGCCGTTCGTGTCGATTTGCATCTGCGCCGCGCCCGCCGTCAGATTGAACGTGGCGCCAGCCGGCAAGTTCATCGTGAGTGCATGCGCGCCCCCGTCGTACCTGATTTCGCCGTTGTCCTGGAATTTCAAATCGAGCACGTGCCCCGCGCGGTCATAGTCAAAGCTCGCGCCATCTTTAAACGCCAGGTGAAACTTGTCGGCGCTGTTCACCGGCGGCAAGTCCGCGTTCGAGTAAATAGCGCCCAGTACCGCGCCTGCCTCATCGCGCAGATCCATCAGACATACGACTTGCTCGCCGACATCCGGAATCCAGTAAGCCTTGTCGTTTTGCGTCTTCGCGAAAATCACCGGCAGCCACCAACTGACTACTTCGTCGTAATCCGGAAACACCACGCGAACTTTCGCGTGCGCGGCATCTTGCTGCTGCACGATCCCGACCCGAAACGCGGGGTTCTCCGAGTAGCCTCGCTCGCGATGTTCAATAAGATGATTCATAACAGTCCCACCCTTCGCGCCGCGATCGATGTCGTATAGCCACTCGCTCGCGTCAGTTGATGCCGCGCGGTCTCGATCAGATATGCCCCGTCGAGTGCGCCCCACCCGGCTACTTCCACCTGGTTGCCCGCCACCAGCATCACGTTCCCTGGTCCCTCGATCGACGCGTCAACGAACACCATGTTGTGCAGATGAAGTGCCGCCTGCGCCTTCACCAGGGCCTGCTGCCCAGTTTCCGAACGCGCGACGATCTTGAGCGTATCCGCCGTTGGCTCCGGAGTATTAGCCGTCGCAGTTTGCGCGATCAGTTGCTTGATGTCCGGATTGAAGTATGAGACTTCCGCGCCGCTATAGATTCGACGTGTCCGGTTGCGAAATGAAAAACGCGTGGTATCCGATCGGGTGATTGCGAATACCGGGACTACCGCTTCCAGAGCCGTTCGCGCGTAAAAGACCATCTGCGCGCCGCGTACTGTGAAATCAAAGTTGTGCTCGATCGCAAGCCGTTTAAGAAACCCCAGGTCCGTCTCGCGCCGCTGCGTCACCCGCGCAAACGCCACGTCGCTCTCGAGAGCCGAGGAAGCCGCTACTAAACTCAGCCCGTACTTCGACGCAATCTGGCCTGCGATTTCCACGATACTCTGATTCTCGTACGCGACCGTATTCGGCGTGCGCATCTGAGCTGTGATGTACGCAGCGAGGCATCTGAGCCTCATGACATCTGGCGGACCGTCGAACTCCAGTTCATCG